AATAAATAAAAACTTACTTGACGTATTGATAAGATATGGTAAAAAGTGCAGTGAGAAAATTAACACTCGCTGACTGCGAAAAGAAATATGAGGTGGCTGATAGTAGCTATCGGCGCTATCTTGATCGACTCGCAAAAAGTAAATTTGGTGAATATCGGCTTGCAGCTAAGGCTGTGAAGCGTAGTCGGGCGCATCTATATGACTGTATAGAAGGCAAACGCGGGCTTGATTCGGTTCGTCGTCTTGTTGGTAAGTTGGAAATGGTTAAATGAAAACCGTAGTCGCAGTTTGTGTTCATGATCGTTTTGATAACATAAAACGTTGGCTTGAGTGTTGGGAGCAATGCGAGAGAACAGACGCAAAATTAATTATTATTCATAACGGCACGGAGTCCGATCGACCTAAGTGGGGGCGTTATTGCCGTGAGCGCGGTATTGAGTATATTTTACGGCGCTCGGGCGGCATGGATATCGGCGCGCTGCAGGACATAGCTCGTAATCGGCTGCAAGGATTTTCTGAATCTGAGTATTTGATTTGGTGCACCGACGATTGTTTACCTATGTCGAAAACTTTTGTTTCTGAGTACGTGAGTCAAATGCGTAGTGACGTTGGTATCGTTGCGATGCACGTTAGCGCTGAAATAAAACCGCATGTCCGCACGACGGGTTTTTGTATTAGACGCGAAACGTTAAGTAAAATTGTTTTTCCCATCGACCCGATTTCGACAAAACAAGAATGCTATTTATTCGAATGGCTGCATGATACCAATTATTTTATGGCGCAGATTGAAAAAATGGGGCTTTCGGTTGTGCAGATTAACACTTGGCAAACGGCGCCTTTGTGGGATAGTGGGCGCCCTGATCAGGCTTACGGTTACGTTGACCGTGTTGCCGAGCATGAAGCAGTATTTCCGCGAATTAAAAAACCGAAAGTTTTAATTATTGCCACTGCCTATAATAGATTTCCACAACTTATATCGTCTTTGATTTGCCAGACATACACGCAGTGGGAGTTAAACATCACTCACGATGGCCCCAATAACACTGGGCTTGCTGGTCAAATAGCGGCGTATGACGATTCTCGTATTACGTACAGTGAAACACCTGAAAGAGAGAATCATTATGGGAACGGTACCCGACGTCAGAGATTAGTCGAGGTTAAAAACAGCGTGCTTGGCGCAGATTGTGAATATGTTTTACTATCGAATGAAGACAACTACCACATGCCGACGTATTTAGAAAAGTTAGTCGGCGCTTTAGAAGCCGACAAACACAAGGTGGCTGCGTACTGTTCTTCGATGATTCATAATTATACGGGGTACGAGCAAATTCAATCATACTTGACACGTGGCAAAGTTGATATGGCGTCTGCTGTTTTTAGAAAAAATATTCCGGCTGCAATCGGGTGGCCTGAAGATGTCGCTGAGAGCTACAAGAATCATTCAGCGGATTGGTTTTTTTTCGAGAAAATTATTCAGAAGTACGGTTTTGAGAATTGGGTGAAAGTGCCTGGTTGTCTGCTCGTGCATAATTAGAGGGGTTATGAATAGAACAGAAAAATTAACGAATTTTGTACAGGATCACGTTTCGACTGATGAAGCCGGGGTTGAAACTATTACGCCGATGTGCGGGGTTGAAATTGGGCCACTGAGTACGCCTGTTATGGCTAAGTCTGATAATTTGAAATACGTGGATAGAATATCGACTCAAGAACTTAAAGCGCAGTATAGTGATGACGGCAACGTGAACGACGCGACTTTGTGCGAGGTTGATCACGTTTGGGGGCATGAGTGTTTAGAAAATGTTATTTCTGAGAAATTAGATTTTGTGATTGCGTCTCACGTTATCGAGCACGTCCCTGATATGATTGAGTGGTTGTTGCAGATTCGATCGGTTCTGAAAAGTGGAGGTGTGTTATCGCTCGCTGTGCCTGATAAACGATATACCTTTGATTATTTGCGTCAGCTATCGACGATTGAGCAATTTATGGAAGCGTACTTTTTGAAATACAAAAAAGCGTCGCCTCGAATGGTTTTTGATTATTATAATAACGTCGTGACACTTGATGGTAAAACGTCTATTAGTAATCGTGATGTCACGCCTAAAATCATTACGAGGATATATACTTATAGGGACGCGCTGAAAAATGCGAAAGAATCGGTTGCGAGTGATAAGTTTTTTGATACGCATAACTGGGTATTTACGCGAGAATCTTTTTTAGAAATTGTAAACACACTTTCGACATTTGGTTTATTTCCTTATAGAATTAAGAATGATTATGGCGTCGAGGGTTGCGAGTTTATTATAATACTCGAGGCTGCATGAAAGTTGCTATTTGCTGCATTGCCCTTCAAGAAGATTATTATCTTGAAGAGTGGCTTGACTATCATCATAAGCTAGGTTTTGACGCTATTCACATGTGGCAAAATAAAGGTTGGTCGTGTAAAGTTGAACGTGATTTTTTGCATAAGTATTCTTATCAAAAAGAAGGTAGTCAAGTAAGCATTTACAATAACTTTATGAACCAATTTAATACTCAGTACGACTGGGCCGCGTTTATTGATTGTGACGAGTATTTGACGCTCAGAAAACATAAAAATATCAAAGAGTTTATCGAGAATTACGAAGAGTGTCGAGGTATCGGCATTAATTGGCAGTATTACGGGTCGATAGCAAAAGAGCATCGCGAATCAAATTCGCTACTCAAACAATTTACGCATAGACAAAGCGGTGTCGACAAACACGTAAAAAGTATTATGAATCTGAAAAGCCCCGCAAGATTTGCTGACCCACATGCGCCCAATGCGCAGATATACGATACTAATAAAAAACCGTTTCATGGACCGTTTCATGAGAACGGACCGAGTGACGTTGTGGCGTTAAATCACTATCACAAACAAACGCTTGATGATTTTAAAATTAAGGTCGCTAAAGGCAGAGAGGACGGGGCAGAAAAGCGCGGCGGGTTTTATTGGAATGAGCAACATTGGCATGACGTTAAAAATAAAGATTGCGAGGTTGAGGATACGACAGCTCGTGATTTTATGTACGGGTCGTTATTTGTTTAATTATGCGAATTGCGTTGACTGTCGTCATTTATGATCGAACCAAAAATCTAAAAGCGTGGTGTTGTGCGTGGGCTTTATCGCGCGTAAAATATCCCGATGTTGAGTTTCGAGTAATATGTAACAACCCAGAAAATTTTACAGAGTACCAGAAACAAGTTGAAGGGGTTGGGGGTGTTTTTATTGCCCGTGGGGGTTTGGGTTTCGACGTCGGTACGTTACAAGATGTTGCGCGAAAGCGGCTTGTGGGGTTTGAGGATTATGATTTTCTTTTATGGTGCTGTGATGACTTGTTACCGATTCGGCCTGATTTTCTTGATATTTATTTAGCGTCGTTTTTTGCTCACGCGTCGACAGAGCTTCGTGTTTTCGAGATGGCACTTAGCCCTTTAAGGCACGTTCGCACAACTGGTTTATTATTACCGCGTACTTTTGTTGAGCGGCTTGAATTTGTGGTTGACCCCGTTATCACGAAAGAACACTGCTATAAATTCGAGTTACGAGATAAGGAAAATCATTTTCTTTTACAACTTGAGCGTGCGGGATATATTGCGAAACAGATTGCCCCCATTGTGGCATCACCGCTGTGGGATAGTGGGCGCAAGGGGCGGTATCTTACACCAAGAGAAAAAGATTTTCAGGTTTTGTGGCCTGAAGTTTACGATGCGTGGTGTGGGATTGAGTAATGAAAAAACTTAGGTAAAACATAGGATGGCAGGCAAAGGGCGCGTTGAAAATTTAATACCTCAAAAAAAAGGTAATGCCTCACTTAACCCAAAAGGGCGGCCGAGAAAACTACCGTCACTTGATAAATTGCTTGCTGATATTTTGGGAACGGACGGCGAACAAAAAAGCGGAATGGAAAAAATTTTACGCTCCCTTGTGCAAGCAGCGACGTCCGGCAAGCTGTCTGCGTCGAAAGTGCGCGCCGCTGAAATACTTTTAGACCGCGCATTTGGAAAACCAAAAGGTGATGATACTTTAAAAATTAAAATTCCGACGCCCGCAGAGATTGCAGCGGGGGACGCCAAGGCAAATGCCGTGCTTGAGAAATATAGTTTAATTACGCGCGAAGTAAAATCCAAAAGTGAAGGAATTTAACTGGCAAGCGGCGCTTGATGATTGGCTTGCCGAACCGCATAAGTTCGGGCATTTGCTCGGTTTTGAGAAATTAACGCCTGCGCACTCTGAGTGGATTAATTTATTTTTGCGTGTACCACCTGGTGGCATTGAAGTTTTGCAAGCGCATCGAAACAGTTATAAAACGACGTGCGGGCTTGTTGCGTTAACGTTGCTTTTTTTATTGTATCCTGAGATTCGCATCTTAGTTGCGCGTAAAAATGATACGTTGGCGGCGAAAGTCGCAATTGCGCTGCAAAAGATATTTACGACTAATGCGGTTGTGCGTTTATTTGTTCATGCGCGTTTCGGAATTTCAGACGTTAAGACGAAAGAGTGGTCTGAAAATAAAACGGTTTTTGCGTTTAAGCGCCGCGTCACCATCGACCCGAGTTTAACGATTTGCGGGATTGCGGGAAGTATCACAGGCGGCCATTTTGATTATATTTGGTGCGACGATATTATTGACCGATCGGATAGTGAAAGCGAAGCCGAGCGCGGTGCAACGAAAAGTTTTGTGAACGAGCTTGAGAACGTTATCGAGCCGACGGGCTCACAAATGGTTAGCGGTACGTCGTGGCATGAAGAGGACGCGTTTTCGATTTTGCCGCCTGCAAAAAAATATCCGATTCGCTCAATTGTTATCCCTGATATTGATGAAGCGTGGATTGAGCGAAAGCAATCACGTATGCCTGCATGGAAATGGGCGGCCAACTATGAACTTGAACATGTTGCCGATACTGAAACGATCGGCGCAATTCCTTTTATCGACGCCTTTACAGCCGAATATTTTGTTGCATGGATTGATCCTGCGTTTAGTAATGCTAAGGGTTCGGACAGGTGCGCTCTTACGGTTCTCGGTTTTGCGAGATCTCCGGGGCTCGCGGATATGCGCATTGAATTTACGGGGATGCAGTGGGAAAAATCTATTTCACATGCTGACGTGCGCCGTGAGTTAGTTTTGTTTTTAGATAAATATCACCCTATCGATACTTGTTTAGAGTCTCAACTTTCCGATTCGACTGTAAATTTTATCGAGCCGTTCAAAATTGAAGAGCAGCGCTTAGGTTTGAAAATTCGTAATAACTGGACGTGGCAGCATCAAAGTGGTAATAAACACACACGCATTCAAACTTTTGTTCATGGTAATAAATTTCGGCTTTTTGCTTTAAAAGGTACTGATCCTGTGTTTATGAAATTTGTTACGGGGTACCATAAAAACGCAACGGTCAAAGACCCCGCTGATTCAGTTGCGGGGGCGATTAACCTTTGGCAAACCTCCCCGAGCGTTGCACAATACATTCGAATTATGGCGGCTGCGCAAAAGGCTTTACAGCGCTGATAAACAGAATACCAGGGTTTATGTACGTACTTACAATGCTTGTATTTATTGGTGGGTTGCTTGACAATCCTTCTGTGGTTACACACGAGTTTAAAAGTCGAGCGTCATGTGAAGCTGCGGCCGAGTCGCTTGCGCAAAAGTTTGAAAGTAATGACTGGTCGTTTAAGACCGTTTGGCAATGCAACCCGAAATAATATGCATGTTTTAATTGGCACAAAAGCAGGCGTCACTTATCCCAAAGAGGGAGACAAGCCAGCGGTTAAACTTGCCGACGTCGCGTTTTGGAATGAGTTTGGCACAGAGACGTCACCGCCTCGCCCCGCGATGCGTGTTGGCGTTGAAAATGCAGTTAAAAACTCAAAGCCCCTTATTGTAAATTACCTAACTAATTTAATTGATCCGAAATTAAACAAGGCTAATCTTAAGCAACTAGAAGAAACGTTCATGACTAAAATGGCGATGCGATGTGAACGTGAAGTAAAGAAAATAATTCGCGACGGTTCGACAGCAACGAATGCGCCCGCAACGGTTGAGCATAAAGGTTTCAATAAGCCGCTCGTTGAAACTGAATTATATTTAGATAATGTAGTTGCTGAGGTGGTTCAATGAGCGCAGCGCAAGAACTAAACGGCGTACTACGGGCTATAAATGTTTTGCAGTCATTACCAGTTACACAACTGGCAGAAAATAAAACACTTATTGATCAGGTATCAAATGTTGTGTCGTCACATACGTTTCACGGGCTAGTTGAGCAAATACGTCGTGACTATCAAACGGAGCGCGAGGCCAAATTATCGCCGGGGCAAAAACAAAACGGCGATTTAGTATCTGCCTTTGTGCAGTGGCAAAATAGACAAGCGCAAAAATACGCAAAAGTTGCAACCCCTTTAGAAACACAAATCTATAACGTAGGGCATAAAAAACCGGGAAACGCAGGCTCGGTCGATACGCGCCGTACGAAAGAGTACGCTGAATTCAAAGAAGTTCATCACTCAATTTATTCAAATATTGGCTTACAAATTAATTCGGCGAAGGATCCCACACTCGTCGGGAATTATATTGACTATACGCCGTATTTGTATAATTTTAAAGACTACCTCGCAATACCAACTTTGCGCAAGCTCATGCGCAAGCCAATTGATTATTCTTTAGCTGATTTACCTGAAGCGGTGTTTGACGATAAGAAGCTCACAAAAACCCTTGCGGATCATTTCACTAAAATTAATATCCGTGAGACGTTCGCAAAAATGCTACTCTACGCGGACTGTTCGCCGCGCGGTTCGTTGCTTGTGCCGGTGCTGCGAAATGGCTTTGTTACATTTTCAGCGTTTAATGATAGCTATTTTTCGTACGCGACGCGTTCGCGCTTCTCAGCTATTGACGACACATCAGACGTGAGCGAATTATTTTGTTTAGGTTACGCGCTCAAAAACGGCGTTAGTGCTAAATTCTCTTGTAAAGATTTTGAGCCTATGCTCGGTGTTGGTTTCAATAAATGTGCTCAACTACGTGAAGGTGCTGAAGCGCATAATTTATATATTTATACAATAAAAGTGCTGTGTGTTCGCGCTCAAACGATTATCGAAAAACACTCAGGTGAGGGGATGAACGACGCTTTGCTTGCCGCACTTGAAAAACAAATTGCAAATATTAATAACACGTTAACGCTTAACGATGTGACGCGACTCGACAGTGGCACAGATATGCAGATTTTATCGTCAAACTTCTCACCGGGTTTTGCTGACATCGCGTCTGCGCTTAAAGAGTTTGTTGGTATTTTAAGTGGTATGCACGCCGATTTTCATTACGGCAGCTCAGCCGCGTATCAAGCTAATAATTTTAACGTGATGACGACAAATGCCGATTTACATTCTGACGTACAAATTGCGCAGATACAACCACTCTTTCAATTTATGGTTGATAGTGTTTTGACTTATGATTCACGGTTTAATGAGCATAAAAAATACGTTGGAAATTT